GCTGCCATACCATACCACCCGCCAGCAACATAAAAATGTCCGGCGTCATGATTGTAATGTTTGTGGAATTCTTTTGCTAACCACTCTTTGCTTTTCCAGTGGTTAATATCGACTGAGTGACCTATATCTTTAATGCGATATAAGTCATCAATACCGTACATCGATTCATCATAAACTTCTTCAGTAAGCTTTAGTGCTCTATATAAGATCTCTGAGTTCAACGTCAATTTCCTCAAATGTGATTACACATGGATCATAATCAATTTCTTTTTGATATTTCTTTGATTGTACATATTGATTATCAAATGTAAAATAATCAAAATCTTCATGTACTATAAATCTATCTATACCCACATATTTCCGTAAATAGTAGTCTCTAAAGCCAGTATTAAAATGAGTCCAGTAATTATTAATATCTTTGCTATTGGTGTCCCAAGACATAATAGAACTATTTACTTTTACATCATAGTTTGAAAGTCTGTTATACACCTTCCCCATTTTCCAATGAGAGTGGATAAGAGTAAGTTTTTCCCAGTCTTTTTCTTCTGTATGAATAAAGGGATCTTTGCAGATTTTAACATCAAGATCAAAGAAATAAGTTTTACCCTTAAAAGGCATATCTGGATCAAACAATCTAAGTTTGTTCCAGACACCTTTTAAAGTGGGTTTAGGTAATGGGTCTATGATAATGATTTCTTTGTCTATACCAATTTTATCATCAGTATAGCAATAAAACTTAAAGTCCGATTTTGCTACGGCTTTAATATCATGGTATAATTTGTTGACATATTGACTATTATATTTTGTGCCAAACTTGACACATATCACATTATACATTATTAGTCCTTTTGGTCTAATTTTCTCGCACTATAGATGCTTAATAGCTCAAACACTGATTTAGCTTTTCTGATTGACAACTTAAGTTCTTTATCTTTTGACTTGGAAATGATGGGATCTTCAAGAATAGCAATTTTCATATTGAACAAAAAATCAGTATCGATATTTAAAGATTCCACCTTATTTAGCAAATCTTTTGGGGTAATAAGGTATGTCGAAGAGGCCGAGTTATAATTTTCTTGAAGAGCTTTTAGGGCCTCTTCCCGATCTTGATCTACTTTCCCATACGCTTCTTTAATCTTTTCAGATTCTAAAGCCCATCTACGATCAATCTCACTGTTAATCATTTGATTAAATGTATTAGCTTCAGCTTTAACTATAGCTCGTGTAGCAGTTTCGATTTCTTCTAATGTAATATCTTGTAAAAGATCGTTAAAATCACTTGAAGTGAAATCCACTTCAAGAACATACGGCACTAATCCATTTTCTTCTTGATAGAGAACCTCAATTAATGTATTAGTCGGAAAATCCATAAAGGTTGCTGATACAACCTTACCGCTAAAAATAGCCATAATAATTCACTTTCTTTTATTATATTAAACTTGGTAAATTCTTAAGTAGTTTGTTGAGATTGTTGTTGCTGTGCCACTCGGAACTTCTTGTGTTCTATAGTCGTCGGTATCTACAAAGCGCTGTAGGTACGTAGAGCTATTTAGCTTCGTATCAGTCATAGCAGAACCTCGGTTAGTACCAGTTCCGTTAATCCTGTATCTGATTCTAGTCCCGGTCACTTCTGCCGCATAGTAGTTAATCATTGTGCTAAGTGCGTTTCGTAGTACGTCTGCAGAGGCTTGTTGAAGATTTGTTCCAGACTTTGTATAACATACTGGAAGTTGATAAGAACCTTCAGATGCAGAATTGATTCTATGCAAATAGTAATTCGTAATAGTCGTTGGTTGATCTTGAGTTTCTGGAATACCAGATGCAGTATAAGCACCGGCATTTGCTCTTGTATCCACAAATACTGGAGTGCTGGAAACCAATGTTGACCCAGCAACAGAAGAGCTTGTTGAAATATGGTATGTTCCAGCTTGTGCAGAAGTAGTGTAGCCGGAAGTTAATGTATCGATAGCTGGAAGAATAAAAGTATCCCCGAAGTCAGCAGCGGTCATTTCTCTTAGGTCACCACCATCATAATATAACGGATATGAAAGTGTCGCATTTGTCCAGTTAGTTAAGCTTGTGTCAATTGATTGAGTAATCCTAGCATATCCTACAGTTGTAGTAGAAACGTTCGGCGTTTCTGCCTCTGTATCGTAGTCTGTTACATCTGTTGTTCCCTCGCCTGCAATCAATCTAGTATCATTAATAGTTCCAAGATTACCGCCACTTGCAACGACTGACAAGTAAACATATGGATTTAAGCCATATTGGCGAATGGCTTCTGTTTGAATTGCCTCGATTTCGCCGGAAGTCATCTCCCTAAGATTACTTCCATCCAATTTTAAAGGTGTTCTAATTGCCATTTTAACTTCCTGCTCCGTATAGGGTTTTTAATGCGACGCCGCTATTATCGTATATCACTAGACCTACTTCGTCTTTTAATTTCGCTCTTGATACGGCATCATCGGTTAATTCAGTTGTATTTATGCTTCCTGGAGTTACACTTATAACACCACTTGAAAATGTAATTCCAGTCCCTGCAGATAAGTGTGCTCTTACTTCAGCTGCACTTGGTCCAGTATATGTAATAACACCTGAAGTTGAGTTATAGCTTAGTGATCCATCTCCACCAGCATCTGTTACGCTAATATGCGCTCTTACTTCCGCAGCACTTGGACCAGTATATGTAATAACACCAGTAGCAGAACTATAGGATAACGATCCATCTCCACCCGCATCAGTTACGCTAATCTTACTTCTAAAATCTAGGTCATTATCAACTAGCGCATATACCTCATTGATTGCCCCGACAAGATCGGAGTCTTGAGTTGTGTTCAGAGTCGTTAGATCACCAACATATGTAGAAATTAAATTTGTCTTAGTGACAAAACTGTCCATAGTGTCTGATAAATTTACAATTACTTTTGCCATTATAGTTTCTCTACAATCTGAGTTAACATTTTTTTGATATCATCAATATCATTTTTCATTTGCGCAAACTCTTGATCTTTAGCTTTTCTCAGTCGCTTTGCTTCACGGGCTTGTTCAAGTTCACTTCTATTTATATTGATTATAGCCCCAGTATTTAAATCTCTTGCCATACCGGGGCCGTTATCTGCTTTAACTAATCTCATTATACACCAAGCGCAATCGCTCTTAGGTCACGAATAATTGGAACTTTACTACTATTCGTTGACTTAAACACAACCTTGATTTGGAACTGATTAAATGCTGGAAGTGATCCGCCTTGCCCGCCGATAAGGTATTCGTATGATCTAAATACTTCTGGATTTTCATCTGAAGGCATATTATTTTCAATTGAAGCTAGCGCCCAGTCGGTATCCGTAAGCAGCGTTGTGCCGTTTGACACTCTGTAATAAACATCAAAGCTTGCAACCGATGGTCTGTTTGCTGATACTAGAACTTTCAAACCAACAGCATCATCGGCGAGTGTAATAGCTTTTGTAATATGCTTAGAAGCGTGTGTGCCACCTGTTGCAGTTGTCTCCGCAACATAGTTAAGTGGAACGTTAAATCCACTAGCAGGTGATGCAGATTGCTTGTCAATTCTGTTTGAGATAGCAATAGCAGTTGCACGTTGCATATCAATTACAGGAGAGATAAAGTCATTATTCGTTGACATTGTAATATTAAGCGTTAAGCTCTTTGCGCCTGCCATATTGTTTGTTTCATTTGACGCATTAGCAATCAACTTTGGTGTTGAGAATACAATCTCTCTATTGATCGGAATATCAACAGCGCTTTCTTTCTGATAAGCGGTTTCTATCCCAGCAAGAGATTGACCCGTTGTAAACTCACCTGTTGCAGAAATATTAGTATTATCTAATAAGAGAGTCGTGATATTTGGAATCATAACATCCATCGGAATGTTTTTATTTGCTAGAACTGCACTTCCCCCACCAATATCAGCGGATGTTGATGCTGAGTCAGCTTCAAATGTGTAGCCATTTGCATCAAGAGCCGTAATTGTTCTAATGCCGTTAATACTTCCTGCAGAAATGCCACCGAATGTAGTTGCTCCTGAAATTACAACATCATCACCAACCGTAAGACCGTGAGATCCTTGATTAACGGTGATTGTTGCATCTGCAGAATCGACACTAAATGGATCGGCTGGAAGTAGTTCGGAAGGAACTGCTACGTTGTTGAGTTTTGCAATACCTGTTGTTGCGGTAAACTGTGCACCATACATTTTAAATGTTAGGTCTTCCCATTGTGATGGAGTCCAAGTAGATGCGTTTTGTGATTTAAAGAGTGACCCTAAGAATGGCTGTCTAGTTACTTTAGCATCGGTTGTTCCTAGAATAAAGTCGCCAACTCTAGAAATATACACTAAGTAATCTGTAGTGTTTGCAAGCATAACAACAGCATATTCTTTGTAAGGCTCCAGGTAAACGGGCTCATCAAATTCAAAGGTTGTCGCAACCGATGCATCATCAGAAACTGTAATTTCTGAAGGATAAACAAACTTAGTTGATCCAGGTAGGATATTACCAGTCGGAATGCCATTTTCCATAGTGCGAAGTTGGATCCATACTGGATTTGCTTCTGATGCAGCTTTTGTTTTAAAGTAGAAATCAAACTTTGTCGCAAAATATCCTGTTGGTTCTGCAACAAAGAAAGACTGTGCTAATGGATCTCCACGATCCTGTACATCAATTGTGTCTGTAGAAATAATGCGACGATCGGCTGATGTTGTCGTATTAGTAAAACTTTGAACTGTAAGAACGCGTGTTGAAAGAATATCTCTTTGTCTAACTTCAATAGTACCTCTTGAAGTAAATGTCGTTTTACCGAATGAAGTTCCGTTCGCTCTTAATCCAGATGTAACATCAGATAATGTAAACGGTCTTGTGCCTGTTCTAAATCTTAAACCTGCTGTCGATGGAATGAAGAATGAACCTTCAATTCTTCCAGATCCGTCAGTAACAAGATTTGATGCGCCGTCTGGATGTCCAACGGTTCCGTTTAGACTATTACCAAAGTCAACTGGATCAGATGCCATATTTACAAATGATTCTGATTTTACCCAATCATCAACTGAAACATCGTCAAAGAATGGGAACAATCTTGTATTAGGTCTGAATCCTTCGCCTTTAAAATACACTTTTCTTGAGCGCATGAATGGAATAACAAGAACATCAATAACTCTATCCCCAACAACTTCACGCACGGTTTCGGAAGAAACTACTCTATTTGATCCGGTTGTAGTAGTAGTTGTAGAATTTGCAAAAATCGTCGTGGTTCGAATATTTCCACTTTGTATGGTTGAAGAAGTATTTCCACCAGCAACAGTACTTGAAGCTAAAGTAATGGAACTTGATGTGGAACCAACTTGAAGTTGATCAAGAGGAATTCCACCCCAGTTAAACGAAGCTGAGTTCCAAAGGTTGGCTCTGCTTGTATCAAGTCTTGTGCCACCATTAATAATTCTATCTGCGGTCCACTGGGTTTCGATCCAACTATCACTTGACGGTGACATTGTAATGTTACCTAGCCAATCCATTAAAATAAATGGATTTACGTTTTCCGTACCTGTTACGGAAGATTGGTCATATATCGTTCTATGTGTATAGTTTAGATATACGTTGTCACCTTTAAGAATCGTATTTGTTGAGGCCGCGGAGTCGTATTGAAGAGTAATAGCATCTTCACTTGAAGTCGGTCTTAATGCTTTGTTAACCGGATCAAGAGCAGCTCTGTGTTCTGATGATGCAACATCAGTGAATGTGTGATCAGCAAAGTTATCTACAAAGAAACCGGATTTTGTTCTGTCAAGACCAGCCGAATCCAATACACTCAATGCGCTTGTATCGAGTTCGAGTAAGCTAAGAGAAGTTAATTCTTCAAGCTTATCAATACGATCCTCAAGACGACCGATATCTGACATAGTATAATGTCTATGGTCAATCTTTTCAACGGTCAAATCAGAAGGAGAGAGAACATATGGGTTTAATGTAACTCTATAAAGCTCAAGCGAGTTTTCAGGGGTTTCTGGATATTTTGGTGAAATAGCAGACTTACCTGAAATAAACTTGATTTCATTATTATTTGTAATAACAACTTTATTTCTTGTTCCAAGATAGTATGTAACGTCAGCTTGGATGGTATCGTTCGTTTGTGGAAGTTCGTGAAGAACTGCTCCTGCTCCAAATGTTTGTGAGGAGTTAACAACTGATCTGAAATCAAGAACATCTCTAAGAGAAACAGTTGTCCCACCTGCTAGGGTGTGTGAAGGAATATCTTCATAGTCAACTTCGCCTGTATATGAGTTAACGGCAAAGAAGTCGCCTGAAACACCGTGATCAAAATATTGATATTGAACAACAACGTTATCTGTTGGAAGCGATTGTCCAGGTTTCAAAATAATACGACCTAGATCATAGAAGTTGTCTCTTTGGCCGTTATCAATAGTAAACTTACTTACAAGTGATCTGCCAGAAGAATCCGACAATGTAATTCCGTCAAAGGAATAGATATCAGCTTTTGATAGATTTGCATAGATAAGTCCATTGCCATCAGAATCGAATGATGCAATTGTATCAGCACCTGTTTCAAGGCTTTTTGATCTAACTGTTGCAGCTGCTTTATTAACATAAGTAATAACTTCAAGATTTGCTTCAGATGCTGGAAGTCCTGAGAGGGAAGCTGTTGTAGTACCAGCTCCAGTAATTGTTGCGCCAGAAATAATATCACTGTCTGCTAGTGCAAGAACCCAATCGTTTGTATTCGCAAATGTTTCACCTGAGGCTGAAAGTGTAAGTGTCGCTTGCCCTGAACCGTTCGTTGATGTTGTAAATCTACGTTGAGTTGCAAGTGAAATATCGGATAATACTGAAGGTCTAGATGTTGGAAGACTTACTAGAAGCGAGCTATTACTTGCATCTTTAAGAACTGCCTGAGAGTTTTCAAGAACCAAATTTGAATAGTTGGAAGTTGAAGTACCAATGCTTCTTACGTCTCTGAAGTTTTGTCCAGAGTTCATTGATAATTGGAAAATGTAAAGACGATAGTTGCCGTTACCATTCTCTTCAATCGCACGAACTCTTGCTGTACCAATAGTAGATCCACCATGAGCTGTAGCTGAACGTAAATTCATAAGTTCGAATTCGTTTACATTTGGTAGGCCTTTATTCCCATCAATGACGATATAGTTGCCAATGCTAAATGCTGCAACTTCATTGTTTACCGTCTGGGTTGTTCTAGGTTTTGTTACGACGATATTCGTGTTAAAGTCTTTATTTGCTCTATATCCGTTAACGTATACAGTGCCTGGAGAAACGTGAATATCAAGTTTAGTTGCATCAGAATCGTCGTCAAAAGATAATGTGTATGGTTTAACAATATAGTTGCCTGACTCTTCTTTTGTTCTAAGAGCTAAAACGTCTGTAAGTTTATTATAATTATCTTCTGATTCTGCTTTAACATCAGATACGATAATACCATTTCTGATTTTGGCAATGTAAACAAAGTTTTCATCCGAATCAACATTACTTCTAATATCAAGAGTAAGACGAATTCTGTATCTGTCAGCGCCAGGCGAAGAAGTGTTTGGAAGCGCACCAGAGTTATCATAAAGAGTTACATCATCATTTGCAGTAACAATATCTTCAACAATCTTAAAACCAAGATCATCAGTTAACAGGGTTGTGTATTTTGAAATGATCGATGTTTGTTTTGGTGCGTATACAAAACGTCCTGTTGCGTAGAAATCCCCACCTGCAACGTTGCCTGAAAGACCACGACCAGTAGCTGGATTCAACGTTGTATTTGTGGTTTGTACCGTAAGTGTAACAGAACCGTTTGCAATATCTTCAGCAGGAGAAAACTTGATTGAAGCGCCGCTAGAAAGCCCGTCGTTATACTTCACGTATATTGTTGCTGGATCTGCACCAGCAGCAACTTTAACATCAACGATCGTTGCTTTAATTCCAGACGTCGCACCTGTGAACTCAGTCCCAATGATAGTCGAAGTATTTGATGGTAATGTATTTGATGCTGTATTAAGTTTAACAAATTCAATCTGATTAACACTAATACCACCTGGATTTACTGCAGCACCTTCTTTGAAGATGTTATTGCCAAAGCGAGTAATCTCAGATTGAATAATAGTTTGTAGCTGTGTTAACTCACGCGCTTGAACTGCACGGCCGTTATTAAAGAGAACACGATGAAAACCAGCGCTGTCGCTGTAATCATCTCTATATGTGTTTTTAAATGTATTCTTGATTAATTGGTCGACCATATGTTAAACCTGTCTTATAATTGGATGATAATCTTAAGGTCTTCTGTCTGAGCAGCCGACCTTTCGATGGCAGCGCGGTTATCAATGTAGAATACCTCACCTTTGAACTTATTTATATCACCTACTGTGAGTGGTGTTCCGATAACACCGCTACCAGCACCATCTGTTTCGGTAACAGATTCTGATGATTGAAATGGTATAAACCCGGTTGCTTCTGTTTGATGATAATAGATTTTGTCTGAGTCGAATCTATCTACATACGCCTTTGCTCCAGATGTTCCACCAAGAATTGTCCTATCTGGAGAGAACGCAGTTGATATAGATGAAAGTGTCATATAATCAAGTGCTGATCCGGTCTCTGAAGAATAATCAGAATCTGTTGCCGCATTTTTAATATTTCTCATCAGTGCAACTTGTCTAAAATCTTGACCGATAATGAAATCTTCGTTTTCAGCACCCGAAGGCTTTGCGTTAAACATAAGTGCAGTTGATTTTAAATCAATTCTAGGATCTGAACCAAATCCACCTAGATATGAGAGATTTGCTCTTGCCGCTGCACCTATTCCAGCTCCTCCAGAAAAAACAACATTAGCATAATTATATCCGCTTCCGTTAAAGATTGTTGATGCAGAATCCCTCATCTCAACTTTAACGACCGATCCGCCAAGAATCGTTGCTACTGCTTCCGCGCTATCGCCATCACCAATAATTGTTACCGTCGGTGCAGAAGTATAACCAGATCCGCCAGAAGTAAGAGTGATACCAGCAACTTGACCATCAACTGCAGCTTGTTGGATAGAATATTGTTCAATAGCTGTAGCTGACGATGCCGAATCTGTAGCATCCTGTAGTTTTACTGGCATATAGTTTGCAGACAAATATTTGTTTGCATCAACCGCAGCAAGTGTGTATAGGAACTTCCACACATATCCATCCGCCGTTTTAAATGGGGTTGATGCAGAACTAGTCGGTTTAACTGTAGATGCAACACCCGCGCCGCTTGCACTTTTACCTTGTTCAAGACAGATATAAACAGAGTTGTTATCAGTAATAACATAATGTGAATTCGTAGGCTGTCCAACCTGGTTAGTATTATACCCAGAATATATCGAACCAGAAGACCAGTTTTTGCGAGGAACAACAAATGATACGTCAGCGGTTCTTTTAACAGATTGCATATTCAATCTAAACTGAAGTTCTTCCCTAAGAGAATTGATTGGCACTGTTGGGGTATCCGAAGAATCCCAATCCTGTGATCTACCGATACCGATATAATAGTTTTGTGCCGAATCGGCAACATCTTCAAAAATGTTTTGGACCAATTCTCTTTTAAAATAATCTGTGATGATGGCTGACATTTTAGGTCCTACTTATAGTGCTGCGATTGCTGTCTTAAATGCGTCAAAGTCTGCACTTGCCGCTGCGATTGATTGTAATGAGCTTATGCTGATATAGTCACCATAGAGCTCTGTAAAGTTTTCATTGATTTTCTGGCCAGCGTCTCTGAGCGTATCTCCAGTGCCGTCATTAGCCGATGTTCCAAGTGAAATAGATTGTTGTGCCATAATTAATTCCTGTTGTGTTGATTCTATTTATAACAAATATTACGCGGAATCTTGATATTGTAGCGGATTACCGTAATCAAATTTATTCATATCCATTGTTTCTATTGTATTAGAGAAATCGACTGCGCGAATGATTCCATCAGAATCCTCATCGAATGTAGGTGAGTTTTCGTCAGCAAATTCAATAATTGAGTTGTATTGATCTGCAATTCCTGCTATAGTAAGAGTATTGAATAGTTGAATTTTTCGTAGGAGTGACACTCTTTCTTCAAGAGAATCGCTATCATTATCATCAATAATAATACCAGTAATTGACTGATTTTGTGTAAGTGTTGCGAATGCGGTTTCTTCAAAGATTGCTGTGCCAGCTGCAGAATCTAGTAATGCAATAGGCATCGATGAAGCACTAAGATTATATATGCCCTCGATAACAACATCGCCAGCCAAATACCATCCAGCTGGATGGACAAACAATTTAAAAAGATCTTTCCATTTGGCTAAAGGAATACCAGACTGAATTAGAATAGAATGTATCTGATATCGCTTATCGTCTTGTATATATTTAAGAGAATCTGTTCCCAATCTAGAATCATTCACAATAAACATATTGTTTTTTGGATATACGATAGAAGCTTCTTCACCAAAGAACGCTCTAAAGAATCCTTCAGCTGAGATTTTGCTTCCTTTTGCTTTATAGAAAGATGCAATAACTTTAGCAATAAATCTTGGATCTGCAAAGAAGTCTGCAGATTGTGAGTTATTGCCAATCTCTTTAAAAATATTGTCAAGTGACGATAGCTGTGTTGTGCTCAAGTCCCTTGCTTGATATAATCCTTGAATGAAGTACGAATACCCTTCATCATCTTTTTCCATAAAGTCATAATAGATATCAAGAAACTTTACTAAGTCTGGGTACTCAGTTGCAAAGTGTTCTGGCAAAGCTTCCTTTGTCTTATCAATGATAAGATTAAGTGGAAGTCTTCCGTTATAATCAAATCTATTTGACATTACAGCGTTACTCTAATCTCTTGATAATCAATTTGTGCGGATGCGAATGATTTTTCAGTATCAAGTGTAAGAATATAGTTTCTTAACGGTCTTATCGTACTTTGATTAGCGGGAACTGCAGATATTTTAATATATGACGCTGCCCCGATGATAGATGTTGGCGCTAAGCTTACAATATTAACCGATCCACTTACCGGGTTATATGTTCCAATATTCGTAACCACTATTTCACCCTCTGCCGTGGCAACTTCAAGAATGTTTGAGCCCAATCTATTTCTGATTGTGCATGTCTTACCATTTGTGTTAAATAGAGTTGATGTTATAGTGTGTGTTGTTGTCAATGGCGCTGCAAGTGCAACAGGATATTGAAGAGAATATGCAAGATTTTGTGACAAAGTTGGAGTTATTCTTTGCTGAACTTTAACATTCATTCGAGAGTTAAGAATAGCTTCGCTTATGTCATCAACATCTGCTAAAATCTGTGAACGTCTAAATGTCGTATTAAACTTATTAAGATTTTTCGTGAAATAATCTCTAATAAGCGTTTGCACAGTACCTTCAGTTGTACCTGCAGTAACGTTTGTTAGTGACGGATCAAAGTTAAAAAATGTTTCTATTTCAATATAAGTTGTTATGGCATCCGAAAACTTAGTATCAATAGACATAATTGAAAGGTTGTCTGATAGATTCGATACGATTCCATCCTTCACAACCTGCTTTACCGCTTCTGTCGTATTCTCAATAAACTTCAAAGACACATATACATTACCGAAATCTGCTGGAACATTATCTTCTCCGCCCCATGCAGTAACATCATTAAGAAAACTTCCGAAATTTCTTATAATAAGGGCAATATAATCATTTGCAGTTACAAGTCTATTTTGTGATGCATATGAAATCGGTGCGTTCGATTTAATAGATTTAATTGATTCTTTATCAGAACCACCAGCAGCCCTTGAAAGTGTAGTGACTGCAATAGCATAATCTGTG